TATGGCATCCCCCAGGCCGTCAATGGATGTCCTCAATTCTTACCAACCCTTTCCCCGGCGTAAAGTTCAATCTTCCCGTCACTCTTGGGGCCGTATGTCCGATAGACGGCCAATGTCCTGCCGTCCACCATGATTTCCGTCTGCCCCTCATATTCAAATCCCCAAACCTCAACCATCATGGATGCCTTGAAACTCTTCTGTCCTGCTGCCGTAAATTCATCACGGCCTACCGGGTGTATGGTCCCATAGGCTTCCTTTTCCAGGTATTCCTTTTGGTTCTTCTTAACCAACAGCTTCACTATTGCTTCGATTGTAGCCACCGCCCTTTATTTTCGTGCAAATCATGTTATAGGATTCCATCAGCTCCTTGTGGTTGGCCGGGTGCCCAAAGTTGGCATCCGTATAGAGTAAAGCGGCTTCCACAATCAACTGGTCCTTTATGTCCTCCGGGTCTAAGTATGACGGATGCACCCCTATCCGCTTTAGGTCTGCAAGGGCAACCTCTACCAGTTGCCCCACGTCCCCGTCCAGGGCATCCTTTGACATTTTGCGAATCCTCAATTTTGCCCTGGAAATCAGTTCTTCCTTTGTCATGCCCTGCCGCCTTTCCTGCCGCCTACTTTGCCGCCGGGTTCTTTACACGGATGAATCCATTCTTGGCAACCACGTTTCCGCCCATGAACACGTCCGCCCGGTAGGCAATCTGGCCCTGCTTGAATTTATAATGCTCGGATTTCCTTGCATCAATATCACTGAAAATAGCCACCTCATAATTGGACAACGGCCCGTATGCCATGGCATATGTCCCGGCGGTGCCGCCAACCTCTCCGCAAGCGGAATTGATGATATAGGGCACTTCGTCAATAGTCCCCGTGTTGCCATGGTTCTTGATTGTGTATACCTTGCGGCCCTGCTTGTCACGCAACTTTGCGAACTTTTTAAGGTCCTTTTTGTTGAGGATAAGCACGGCAATGTCCTCCACATCTTCATCACCGCCGTAAGAATAAATGATTTCATCCAGGGTCCCGTCATCAATGGCCGTAATCGTGGCAATGTCCGTGGCCGGGTCAATCACCTGTTCTTTTTCCTCTGTGGGGTTGTAGAAGATGCCACGGAACTTTCCAGTGCCGCCCGGCCCCACTAAAATCTGTCTGGAAGCGTAACGCTTGATTGCACGGGTCACGCTGTCCTCCACCACGGCATCATAATCCGCATCCGGCAGCTTGACCATTTCTTCCGGCTCTTCGGCATAGGCCGTTATCTTCTCCCGTACAATCTCCGCATAGTTAAATTCCGGCTCGGAAGCGTTGTAGTCCGCTCCCTCCGTTGTGCTTCCTGCCCCGTCCCCATAGGAAACCACATAAGGCCGCTTGTAGCTTTCGCCGCCCGGAAGCGGAACGGTATGCACCCGGTCAATGAGGGAAGATACATTGTTGAACGTGGGGGAAATGTCCGGGCTGTAATGCTGCGGCATCACGATCCCGTTGGCGGTGGAAAGTGCGTTCCTGGGGCTTGCCAAAGCCTTTGCCTTATAGGTTACTTTCTTCCCGTCCTTTAACGCCCTGCCGCTCTTCGCCCTGGCCTGGTTCTTCGGCTCTCTGCTCCCCTCTCCGGCTCCCGGTTCCTCTGCCCCCTCTTCCGGGTCCGCCGTCCCTGCCGCCGTGGCCGCCGCCATCAGTTCTTCCCTTACCTTGATTTCATCCAGGATTTCACCAATCAGACGGGCTTCGTCCATGGCATCCGTCAATTCCTGGCCGGAAAGTGCCTGGGCTTTCTTCCCCAGGTCCGCCACACGGCTTTTAAGTTCCTTTTTGGAAAGTTTCATCAACTCTTCTCTTGTCATTGCTCTATTCTCCTTTCTTACTCCCTCACCTTGCCATGTACTCCATGGCAAGTGAAACAATCTCTTTCCGTCTTTCCTGCTCCCCGGTGTCCTGCTGCCCTGCCGCTCCCTCCGGCTCCAATATCTCCTTTGGCGCATTATGGCAATACAGTTTCGTGTAATCCTGCACCGCTGCGGCAATGGTGTTTTCCTCCCCCACCTTTACCCGGAAATATTCCGCCGCCTGGCTCCCGTTCAGCCACGTTTCCGCTTCCATCAGCCCTTTCACCGTTTCAATGTCCACGCCCTCCGCCAGGTGTTCGGCGTAAATGCTCCAAATGCCGCTTTCCACGGCATCCAGGGTTTCCGCCATCTTCCTAAGTTCCGTGGCGTTCCCCTCGCATCCTGCCCATGGCTTGTGAATCATCAGATAGGCGTTTGACGGTATGGTGGGCATATCGCTGTCCGCAAAGGCAATGACGGAAGCAATGGACCCGGCCAGTGCATCCACATGGACGGTTTTCTTTCCCTGGTATCTTTTCAGCATATTGTAAATGGCAATCCCGGCGAATACCGAACCGCCGCCGGAATTGATGTATATGTTTAAATCCTTTCCCCCTGCTTCCGCCAGGAAATTCTTTATCGCTTCCGGGTACTGGTCCTCTTCCTGCCAGGCTCCCCACCAGTCCGAAACAATGTCCCCGTAGAAATACAGGTCCACGGTGGTTTCCGTTTCGTTCTTGAACTCATAGAACCTTTCCACGGTTGCGTGTGCCCCGTCCCGGCACGCCATAAATCTTTTCTTTGTCCCCGGCATCCTCCTAACCCCCTTTCATGGCCGTAAAATAAGCACGGGCCGCCGCTTCCATTGCCCGGCGTTGTCTGTCCTGCTGCCCCGGCGGCGGTTCCCCATCTCCGCCCTGCTGCCCGTCCTGCCCCACCTGGTAAAGGCTCTGGTCCCCGGCTTTTACATAGTTCAGCGAAACCATACGCACGTCCCCGTCCTCCGTTGGCGGATAATACATAAGTGCCCGGTACTCGTTTATTGTCATGGCTCCACGGTCAAACATATTTCCGCCGATTGTGTCCCTGGTCTGCAATGTGGCATACTGCAAAAGGTTGGCGGTGAACTCTATCTTGTTTCCATACCCTATTTCCCTTGGCGTAAGAAGTTTAAATGTGAACTCATACCCCAACTGGATTGCTATAGGCTCAACCACGTTTTCATAAAATGAAATCCATTCCTGGTCTGAAAGGGTGGAAGTCAGCACCTTTTCATTCACGCCGTAATATCTGTACACGTTGTCACGCAAGAAAGTAATCTGTGCGGTGGGCAACGGCGTTGTCTTTGTGTTGATTTCATGGAACTCGTATGTGCTGTCCAGTGCCGCAACTCCCCCGGCGTTGGAAGCGTTCATGTATGATTCCTGAAACTCCCTGGCCTTTTCCTTTAGTTCCTTGTCATCCGCAAGGTTGCTATATTTCAGATAGCCGGAAAGGCTGTTTGAATGGTTCACAATGTTTTTAATCATTTCCCCGGACGTTTCCACAAGGTCCAGGCTCCGCTTTAACTCAATGTCCGGGGATGTCCCCAGGAACCGCTTTTTGTTGTACCTTGCCTTTATGTGGATGACGTTCTGGTAAGGCACCGTGTACGTTTCCCCGTCATAATCCCAACGGAAGCGGAATAGGACGTTGTGGCGGTCATCCTCGAAAATGCGGTAACTTTTCGTTGTAATTGGCTGTATGCTCGTTACCCTTGTAAAATCCTCATTGTAGAAAATCACGGAAAAGGAATTGGAAGTATAAACCAAATCGGATGCTATGCGGTAAAGGAAATCATAGGTTGACATTTCCGGGCATGGCCGCAATGTCAAAAGCCTTGCCAGGTAGTCATTTTTCACCGTCAGCCCTTTTTCATCCTTTCGGATTACCTGGGGCTGTAGCTTCCCCACGTTCTTTGCTATGGCATCCGCTATGGCCCCTACAATGTCATTGTCCCGTAAGGTTCCCGTTGGCACATATTCCCCACGGCTCAATAAAAGCGGTCTGTACTTCGCCCTAAAGGCTCCGAATACGTTTGCAATGATTCCCGTACTATTACCCCCTTTCCTCAAAAATAGGCCCATGGAACACGCCCATGGACCCATTGTAAATATTTTCGTGTTGAAATTCTGACCCACTTTAAAATCCTGCTGCCGGATGCCCCCTATGCGGCTTCGTTCAACAGCTTCTTTCCAATCTCGCTATGGTATTTTGAAACCATTGTCATTGCATCAAAGACAGAAACCGCCCCGTCTATCCTCAAACGCTTCTCAATCTTCACGGGCTTCATGCGGCTGTCATTCATGTTGATTTCCACGGCCACGTTCAAAAGGTGGGATGCCAAAAGGGTGTTGTCCCCCAGGTTATACTTTCCGTCCTTTAAATCCCCCTCGAATTGGTGTAGGATAGGCGTTAGGTTGGTCCCCTGGTAAACGTCATCCGTCTGGAACCCGGCCATTTTAAGTTCGTCTATCAGATACCCGGCCATGTATCGGTCATAGCCTATTTTCAGAGGGCGGATTTTATAAACCTTTACCAGTTCTATAAACCATTTGTAAGCGTCCTTATAATCCACCTGGTTTTCCCCGGATATTTCCAGGAACCCCCGTTCCCGGTGCAAGTTGTATGGCACGTTATCTTCATTCACAGCCACTTCATACCGTTTCTTTGGCATATAGAACTTTGTTATGACGTTCCATTTCCCGTTCTTCCAGATAACGATTGATGCCGCCGTAAGGTCCGTTGTGCGTGAAAGGTCTATTCCGCCCACGCAATAACAGCCCCGGAACTGCTCCAAAGTAAGGTGTATGTCCTCGTTTACGGCTTTCATCACGTCCCAATAGTCAAGCCATGCCACACTGGAATTCTGCTTGATATTGCAATACTTTGTGAGGAACTCCACTTTCTTTGATAGGGATGCCCTGGCAATCTCTATCTGCTCAATGTAAAATTCCTCCGTCACGGAAACGCCCAGGTTGGGATTGCTCTTTTTCAGTTCTTCCAGGCTGTCCCACTTCTCTATATCGTCAATCATGTAAAGGAAAGGCAGAATCCGGCTTTCCTTGGAATTGCCCTTTAGGAATGACGTTGCACGCCGCATCAGTTCGTCATATACCCCGTCATTTATGTACCCTGCCGTTGATATGGACAATATAAGCGGCTGCTTCCTGGCCCCCAGGGCGGAAGTCATTACTTCGTACTGCTTCAACCCCTGGTCCCCCGGCCAGGCTTCCATTTCATCATTGACAACCATCTGCGGATTGAAACCGTCTGATTTTTTGGAATTAAAGGCAATCTTCTTGATGCTTGTGTTAAATTCCTTGATGTAAATGTCGCTCCGGCGTTTCTTCGTGATGCTTTCCAGTTCGTCATCCGCCTGGACAATCTGGTAAAACGCATCATACACAAGGTCCGCCTGGTCCAGTTTTGGGGCAAGGAAATAAACCTTTGCCCCATACTCCCCGTCTATATACGCCATGTATGCCGCTATGGCGGCGGCGAACAATGTTTTCCCGTTCTTACGGGCAACGACAATAAAAACCTCCCTAAACTGCCTGTACCCGGTCTTTTTGTCCAGGATTCCGAATATGGCACTTACAATGGCTTTCTGCCACAATTCTAATTTCAATAAATCGTTACGGCCCTCGGAATGGTGGCAAAAGTTTTCTATGAAAGTTATGGCCTTGTCGGCCTTTTCCCCGTCAAAATCCCACTTGCCACTTTTTAGGCCATCCACAAGGATTTTATAGATGGTCTTTATCCACTCGCCTACTGTCACGGTGCCGTTTTGTATGGCATCCCAATACTGGAAGATATAATTATTTCCCATTCCTCAACGCCGCCAATCTGCTTATGTTCTTTTTCTCCTTGGGCGGCAGATATTCAATAAGCGTGTGGATTATGGCCGTATACTGGCGTGAATATTTTTCGTATATCGTGGCGGACGGGTGGGCCTTTACAAACTTCTGGGCGGCGTTCACCGTTTCCGTTGTAAGCCCCTCTTTTTTCAGTTCTTCCTTTGCCTGGAAGCACGCCACTTTCAGAAACGCCGCTTCCTCTATCAGCGAATTTACCAGGTTTTTCTTGTCCTCATCATCTATCCCGTCAAACATTGGCTTTAAGAAATCTATCTCTTTCTTTATCCGGGCCGGTGTGATTTTGTTCGCTCTTCTCTTAGGTTTCGTGTCGGATTTCTCTTTATTTTCATCCAGTTTTTCCGCCTTTTTTGGCGTGTCGGTTTTCTTCGACTTACTTAAAGAAGATTTTTTCTTTTCCTCCATGTTCATCCCCCCTCATATGCGTGCGACCCTGCGGAGTTTTTTTGAGGTAGCTCCCTCGGTTCTTCCGTCCCATCCAAAATTCTGCCCACCGGGGGGCGTACCCTCTCCTTTTCTCCTGGCGGCGGCAGCAGGTTCCCGTTTCCGTCAAATCGGTAACGTGCGGCGTGCTTCGCCTTATGCTCTTTGTTGTGGCAATCCTCACAAACCAATTCCAGATTGTCCAGGGCAAGCGTTACCCTGGCATCATGGATATTGCCAGGCGTTATATACTTCTTGTGGTGGACAATCACACCGGGAACGAAACGCCCGGCGGCTCTGCACCGCTCGCACAATCCGTTTGCACGCTTGATTGCTGTCTGCCTTGCTTTCTTCCAGGCATCCGACTGATAGAAACTCTTTGCATATTCTTTCAACTGCTGCCACCATCCTTTCTCTGTACATGATTAAGGGCCTACAGATATTCCCATCCATAAGCCCATGTTAATATAAATCATCCCTATATTCTGACCCGTTTACTGTATGCCCTGCTGCCGCCTGGCTACTTTGTGACAACCGGGACAAACTGAAAGGTCCATGCTTCATCCCGGATAGATACAATGTTCCCATCCTCATTGATTGCCAGGACTTCAAGCCATATAGGCTTTTCTACAATCTCACGGTTGCTTGCATCCATTCCATCACGCATCTTTATGGCTTTCAGTGCAAGCGCATTTAAGACAATCCCTCCGTGTATCACCTTGAATCCGTTTAAACTAATTCCGTTCATTTCTATCTTCCATTCCTTTCCCACCCGGCAACATATCCATTGCCTGGGCAATCCGTGTTATAAATTCCGTCCGATACTCATAGAACTGGCGGCGGCCACACAAGGCATCCGCTATGTATTCATAGGGCGTATTATATACAATGCTCTCATAAATCCTTTTCTGCATCTGCTGCCTGGCATGGATGCTCTCAATATTATGGCAAGA